ATTGAAGGCGGTGCTGATAGTAGTCGTGGTGTTTGCGTTGGTCAATTGGTATCTAGGGGGATGATTATGCACTATGCGATATTTCAAATGATGCGTCATGCGATGCACTTGCAACGTGAAGCACTATTCACACGCACAGGCAAGTAACAAAGTTCACGAAGTTCCACAATGTTAAAGGAGAGAGCGTAATGACACCTGACCAATGGGATAAGGTAGTGTTTTGGTTCTGTGTATTCGGATGGATATATGTAACCTATCTAACAGCCACAGGTGCGGTATGACTAAGAATGATGCAGTTACGAAGTTAACGATGTTGAAGCTGATGTATGGGTATAACAAGATACCTATCACTAGCGATGTAGACATTAGAGACTTTGAACAGATAGAAGCAATAGCCAAGTTAGCTAAAGCGCACTACCTTATATATGCGTCTGATTATGTGCGTGACGATGAAGGTATCAACATCACAGTAGACCGAGGTTATGTCATGTCATCGAAAGCCATAGACTTATTAAAGGAGAAAGCCAAATGAGTAATCAATGTAACAGATGCGGTGATGATATTGATGACCGCAGATACAAGATAGGTTACAGGACGTGTTTGTTTTGTGGCGAGGAGGATGCTCGTGCGTACAAGCACACCATCGTGCCCATGCCAAAGAGTAACTACATTGTTGTCACAGACATGGCGTTGTTATTGGGTTTGAACAGTTCACATAAGGGAGGTAGTAAATGACTAAAGACGAAGCATTAAAGATGGCATTAGAAAGCCACAAAGATAATGAAAGACATAATACAAACGCAGAAACAAAATATTGGTGCGAACAATATCGTATGTTATGTGAAAAGATATTAGAAGCACTAGAACAACCAGCGCAAGAGCCTGTGGCTTGGATTGAAGTAATTGACCATCACGGACATAAAACATCAAGAGTAAATTTATTTGATAAAGGGTTAGAACTTGCTAACGGTACTAATCTCTACACCCACCCTCATCAATGGCAAGGATTAACAAGTGAAGATATAAATAAAATTACTGATGAACTCAATATTAGCTTAATACTTTCTTGCGACATTATTGACTTTGTAATGGCCATTGAAGCCAAGCTAAAGGAAAAGAATCATGGGTGATATGGCAGAAATATTTAATGACATGAAGCGGTATAAGAAAGAAATGCGTGAGGAATATGGAGTGCCTTGTCCTAATTGCACAGTTAAATTGCCGAAAGCACAGCCAAAGATTCTATTGCCTTCACAGAAATGTTGGTGTGGGTATAAAGATGCAAGACCTAGAATTGAACAAGCATTAAAGGAAAAGAACACATGAACGAGAGATGGACTGAAACATTCGGTGAGACGGCTAGACGTTTAGCACAGTCAGACATATCTAACCAAGAGTTAGGCAAAGCCCTAAACATTATGCACATGCGCATGGAGGAGGAGTCTATGCGTGACTCAAGAGAGGAGGTGAACAAAGCCCAAACGAAGTAACACTGACTAGACATTGTAAAGTATGTATGCTACAATGTTAGTTCAGTGGTAAGTAAACCATTGATTGTATGTAACAAAGTTCACGAAGTTCCACTAAGTTAAGGAGAGAGAAATGAAAGTAACTAAATCATCAGTAGTAAGAAACATCCTAGCAACACAGCCAAACATGTCTACAAAAGATATTGCTAAGTTAGCTAACTGTGACATCTCATTAGTCGGTCAGCTACGCAAAGTTAAATCAGTAGCTAAGCCTAAGATGGGTAGACCACGCAAGGTTGTAGCACCTAGACAAGTATCTATCGTTGAGGCATCAAGTGTATTGAAGTATCTCGTTGATGATGTGAAAGACTTGTGCATCTCATTCGACCATCGTCAAGGCAAGGTTGAGGTATTGTGGTTCGAGGAGTTATTCAAGGTTGACATTGATGAATTGCCTAAGACAATGGAGAGCATTAAGTTCTTAGCTAATCGCATGATAGATTTCACTAGTGAGGCTAACCATGACAACGTTTAACGCTGAGTTCCGTACGAAGTTAGAGATGGATAACGACATCGGTGAGCAGTTTGATATGCTTGAACGTAAAGCACAAGATGCGTTCATTAGTATCTTTGCTAAGGATACTGACCCGTTTGAGAATGACAATCGTGTCGACCGAGTTCGCTTCGGCAAATGGTCGTAACAAAGTTCACGAAAGAGAACTAAGTTAAAGGAGAGAGGTCATGGCATTTCATATTGATGCAAACGTATTACCTTGTATCCACGGCTATAACCATGCTAGAGAATTGTTTAACAGCATCACCCCAATTCGGGGTGGTGACCAATCAGTTAAACGTATCGGTAAGCGTAATGATGCTAGTAAATGGTTGAAGCATGAGATACGAGATGGTGTAGATGTATTTGTAGCGGGGTTTCATCGTAGTAACATTGTGGAGTATTACCCAACACACTACAACTTATCTATGTGTGGATGGAATACATTGAGTACGCAGTTGTTTATTACTGCAATCACAGGTAGAGGTTGCTACTGGGTGAGGTCGAGTGAGTTAGTGCCTCGTGGGTTTAGTGCCAATGTCAATGCGGATGTAACGTATAACGGCTACGCCATGTATGCGGGTGATAGATATAAGTTTGACTATCTAGACAAGCCCATGCAAGAGATGCCTCAGGTTAAGAAGTATAAGGTCAATCGTAAGCGTATGAATGAGGTGCGTAAGACAGCTAAGCCGTTCTATGAATACGTTGATGCAATGACTAACCTAATGAGTGACACGATAGAGGGCGACCAAAACTATTGGCAGTCGGACTATCGCAACGGTGCAAGGGTAGTGAATGACTTACCTAACAAAGATGTATGGTGGGACATGTATAACGCAATCGCATGGATGACACAAGGTAGGTACTATGAATATCAGACAGGCAAGATGCACTACTCACGCAGTGCTCAAGCTATGAAGAATTGGATTGATGATGCCCTCAAAGCTAACAATCCACAGGTGTTAGACGAAGTTTAATTTTAATAGAGAGAAGGAGTATTACCATGCAACAAATGATTAACTTGAAACAAGCAGAAGAACTTATCGCAACAGTAGGTAAGGAAGTAACAGTCCACCTACGAGGTCAGCCTGGAATTGGTAAGAGTTCTATCCTAAACACATTGGCTCAGCGTTTCCCTGACCATATCCCTGTGTATATTGATTGTGCAGACTTAGACTTAGGTGACTTAGCTATGCCTGCCATGAACCACAATGACAAGACGACTGCGTTCTATCCTAACGAACGCTTCAATCTACAACATGGCAAGCCTGTGCTTATCATGCTTGACGAGATTACTAAGGCTAGTGAGCCTGTTAAGAATATGTTGTTGCCTGTCATGCTCGAACGTCGACTCGGTTCTGTTAAGTTCCATCCCGATAGTATCGTGTATTCAACAGGTAACTTAACAACAGATGGTGTGGGCGATACGATGAAGGCTCACGCTAAGAACCGTTTGACTGCGGTGACTGTGCGTAACCCGAACGATGACGAGTGGGTAGCATGGGGTGTAGACAATGGCATTGCGCCTGAGGTATTGGCTTGGGTTAAACAGTTCCCACATTGCTTGTCTATGTACACCGACGAGTCACAGAAAGAGAACATGTATATTTACAACCCACGCAAGCAACAGGAAGCGTTTGTATCACCACGGTCATTATCTAAGGCGTCACACATTGTGCGTAGTCGTGACGTGTTGGGTGAGGACACCACGTTGACTGCGCTCATGGGCACTATCGGCGAGTCTGCGGCTCGTGATATGTCTGCGTACTTTAGTCTAGCTGATGGCTTACCTAGTCGTGAGTCTATCTATAAAGAACCTGAGAAGGCTAACTTGCCTAAAGACCCTGCCGCTAAGGTTATCTTAGTGATGCGTGAACTCATGACAATCACAGAGGAGCATATGGATGCGTGGATGAAGTATCTACAACGCTTACCAATGGAGACTCAAGCATTGTTTGCAGTCAACATCATGGCATCAACACGTAAATCTATTGCGGCAACTAACAAGTCATTCGTTAATTGGGCTGTAGCTAACAACCAATACTTCTAGGAGTTATCATGGCGAACTTAACGTCAGAACAAAGAGTGACCAAGTCGCACATCAGCATCATGCGAAGCAAAGAGTTTTGTTTGTTTGCGGGTGTGTTGTCGGTCGGTGCAGTAAAGTTTACTGAGGACTTACCGACTGCCGCGACTAATGGTAGAGATGTAATGTATAACCCCAAGTTTATCGACACGTTGACTGACAAGCAGTTGACGTTTGTCGTGTTACATGAGGCGTTACACAAAGTGTTCCAACACATGACACTATGGCGCAAGCTATGGAAGGAGAGCCCTATCCTTGCGAACATGGCAGCTGACTATGTGGTGAACTGGACTATCAAGGAAGCTGACCCCAGTGGGGTAGTGACTGACATGCCTAGTATGTGCTTGTTTGATACCAAGTATGCGAACATGACTACCAAGCAAGTGTATGACTTACTCAAGCAAGACGCAGAGAATGGTACAGGTGTGTTTGGTAAGGGTGAGGCAGGCGATGCAGGGCATGACCACCATGATTGGGAAGGTGCGGAACAACTGACTGCTGAGGAAGTGAAGGAAGTAGAGAAGCAGATTGACCAAGCCCTACGTCAAGGTGAGATTATCCGTGGCAAGATGGCAGGCAATCAGAACCGTACCATTGATGGGTTACTTGAACCTAAGGTAGATTGGCGTGAACAGCTACGTGAGTTTGTCAATGCAACATGCAAGAACAAAGACAAGACCTCATGGAAGCGACCATCACGTCGGTTCATCGGTCAAGACATCTACATGCCCTCCATGATTGGTGAGACTGTAGGTAAGCTAGTCATCGGCATCGACACGTCAGGCTCTATCGGTAGCGAAGAGTTACGTGAGTTCTTGTCAGAAGTTGTCGGTATATGTGATGACGTATCGCCTGAGTCAGTAGAACTTATCTATTGGGACTATGACGTAGCAGGTCACGAGACATACAACATCGGTGACTATCAAGGCTTAGCTGAAACGACTAAGCCTGCGGGTGGTGGTGGTACACGTGTCGGTAGCTTGAATGAGTATCTCAAAGACAAGCGCATCACACCTGAAGCTATCGTTGTATTGACTGATGGCTATGTCGAGTCTGATTGGGGTGGCAATTGGGATGCACCTACACTATGGGCTATCACTAGCAAGGGTGTCACCTCACCACATGGCAAGAGTATCTATCTAGGTGAGTAACAAAGTTCACGAAGTTCCACAAAGTTAAGGAGATTTATCATGAGTATCAACGTACCAAGTTTCTTACTAAAACATGCAGACAGTTTGAAGTTGTCAGTAAAGGTATCATCGTTTAGCAACAGACAACTAAACAACATCGCTAAACAAGTTTTGACAGGACAGATTTCTAGAGGTGACTCAGCAACAGCGCGCTTGGCATTACATATCGCCACAGAGTATGACTCACCCTACATCTTGTTAAGTAATTGGTCTATTAGATACAAGGAGTTAGAAAATACGCATGCATTGTTTGATGCAATGATACAAGCATGTGCGCTATCTAAACTAGAAGATACCAAGAGTTGGTATACCAGCACTATCGAGGAGACCATAAATGCTGCCGATAAACGTAGCCCTTCAGGGTCATTTCAAACCTATTGGCTATCTAAGGAGGCTAAAAAAATAGTGAAGAAAGCAGCAACGGTGCTGGTTCCTGATGACCATCAAGTGCGTGACTTCATTGCGCAGTTGCTTAATCGTGAGTTTGATACGATTGAATTGGAGTTGAAAGATGACTAAGGAAGAACTCATAAACAAACATCGGGACATCAATGTCGATGGTGACTGGTGGTATGAGTCTGTCTACGAGTGGTTCGAGGAGGAGTGTGAGAAGCGTGGTGTTGCTATCACTACCCATCAAGAGACTCATCAAACCTACGGAGGTAAACCTGTATCACGCATGGTGAAAGACATTACGTGGTCAGGCTTTTGGTCGCAGGGTGATGGTGCCGCTTTCGGTGGTAAGGTCGTTGACCTAAACAAAGCCTTGGGTGATTTATACTTAGACTACCCCATACTGCATAAGTATGTAGAAGAACTTGGGGGTTATCGGTATTGTTCATGGACTGAGGGGAGAAACAACAACATAGTATTTCATGGGTTAGAAATAGAACCGATTGCCAACTATCTAGAGGATGACCACCCCTTTGCTGAGGTATGGCAAGAACAGTTGAACAAAGAGCATGAAGAAGTTGAAAACACACTCAATGATTTAGCTGGTGAACTGTGTGGCTTATTGTATAAAGCGTTAGAAGATGAATACAGCCACATGACTTCTGATGAAGCAGTGTGGGAAACGATTGTAGCGAATGAACTTGATAAGGAGGTAGCATGATGAGTAGTTTTTACGGGGCAACAACACTTAAACCAACAGCTAGACAAGTTAAAGAACGCGATGCGAAGGTTGCCAAAGCGATTGAATACTTGGGTGACAAGTACCTACTAGCTAAACCTGTGGAGAAAATCAATGCAGGACTTTAATACGAGAGATTTGTTTGCGGCACTGGCGATGTGTGGGTGGATGGGAAGCGCGAGATTACATGTACCAATTAATATTGAGTTTTTAGCTAAAGAATCATACGAGATAGCAGAAGCAATGATAAAGGAGAAAGAGAAACGTGACGCTGAGTGATGGAGAACTAGTTAAGCAAGTGGAGCAATTCCTTGCTGAGAACCCTTACGCTACACGTAACCTGATGCTTAAGAAGCTACGAACATCTATGCCACGCTTACAACGCTTGGCTGATGACGGGTTGATTAAGCTACCTAACCGTGTGCCTAAGAACATGTGTCATTTGTTCTGCAACCAAACGAAGTGGCGTAAGTTTAGATTAAGAGGCAGTCCAACGAAAGGGATGGTATGAGTGACTCAAAGACAAGAATTAGATATAGCTTAGAGGAAGGGTACAACGGCAAGTACTCTGTATCTGTATACACTAAGCACGAAGTTGACACAGTAGAAGAAGGTTTCAACATGATTAAAAGTATGTACGTGCTCGAAGACCCTGCTGACATAGACCCATCTATTGAAATTCGGGGTGTCCCAGGCTTAGATATTGTATTTAATTTGGAGAAATAACATGGCTATAAGTATCGCATCAAGCGCAGTATTGATTGACCTTAACATCTCAGTATGGACTGCACGTAAGCTAGACCGCAACGTGTCCAAAGAGATTGACATTAACAAACGCACGACCACTAAGGCAGGTAACTATAACAAGCACATCCTTGCAGGGTCAGACCATCTCGAAGCTATCACGAAGTTGTCAGGGGAGATACGTGAGTGGCATGCTCGTCAGACATTACCTTGGTCAGACACAGGCACACGCCTACTACCGATGAATAACTTCTTTGACTACAAGACACAGCTAGGTGTGTATGAAGCGGAGTTCCAAACACGTGTAAACAACTTTATCAATGAGTATCCTAACATCATTACGGTCATGGCTTATCGCCTTGGACAGTTGTTCGACCGCTCGGAATACCCTGACTCACACAAGATTGCATCTAAGTTCAATATGAAATACACTATTATGCCTGTGCCTGAGATTAACGACTTCCGCATCGATGTAGAGGATGCCATTCGTGAAGAGATGCGTACAGAATATGAGAAGGCTTATGAGTCTAGAGTGGAAGCAGCGATGCAAGATGCATGGGCTAGGTTACATGGAACGCTTGAACACATGGTCGATAGGTTAAGCGGTGAGGATAAGAAAATCTTCCGCAACAGCCTGATTGAAAATGCGTTAGAGCTAACAGGTTTGCTAACCAAACTAAACGTAACCAAAGACCCTAAGCTTGAGCAAGCTAGGAAAGCACTAGAGCAATCATTAGTCGGTGTAACTCCTGATGAGTTACGTACAAGTGTTGGTGCACGTGAAGAAGTGTTAGCACGTGTGACTGAAATTATGGAGATGATATGAGAGATTTAGTTAAGTTCTTACTGACTAGAATGGAGACACACCCTGAGGAGTTCTATCAAGATAAGAAGTCAGGAGTGAAGTTCAACTGGTCGCACCAAATCAAAGACAACAAGAAGTTCATGACTGAGGATGAGTTCAAAGCGGTATGGGGTAAGTATTCAGAGATTAACCTAGAACGTGCGATGCGAGAGGTAACTGAACGCTTGCTTGCCCCTGAGCCTGATGAAGTTGAGTTGCATGGGTTCGGTAATGCACCAGTTCGTGCGGAAGGTCAGTCAGTGGCGTATGCTATGCAACAATATCGTACAGCCGAAATAAAAGCACAGATGGAGCATCAAAAACAGTTATTGCAACAACACATCACCCTGCATACTCAATTAGCTGAGGGCTTTTAATGAAAGTTATCCGCATAGATGACGAAGAAACGAAGTTGACGAAGCGGCAACAGCAGAAGGTTGCCATTCTGAAACTAACCGACAACGGCAAGTACATTGAAGGCGTCGGTATCAAAGACAACGAGTTCTTCTTACTGACGGAGGGTGATGACGACGAAATGTATTTATCCTTGATGAATGGTCACTCGGGAAAGTTAGGTATAAATCTTAAAGAAACTTATGCAATGCTTATGCACATGATAAAACGTGATGACATAGAGCAACAAAAAGCTAAGTTGTTAGGGAAGGAGCCACCGACATGGTAGCTAAGAAAGTAAGTGAGAAGTGGGTGAAAGCCCAAGTAGTTAAGATGCTCAAAGAGTTGGATGCCTACTACTTCTATCCTGTAGCAAGTGGCTATATGAGGACAGGTGTGCCTGATATTGTGGTGTGCTTTAAGAGTCACTTCTTAGGGATAGAGTGTAAGGCAAATGGCAACAAGACTACTGAGATACAAGACCGCAACCTGATTGCCATCAAGAAGAACGGTGGTATCGCACTGGTTGTGGATGAAAACAACTTAGACGAATTGAAGGAGATGCTTCATGGCATGGTATAACGATTTAATGCGTCAGCCTGGGGAATAATCATGGGCGTCGCAGGGAATTGGGGTAGTCCACCATCGTCTAGTCCTTTTGGCTTTGAGGTATCATGCCTTGCTCAATACTGCGTTCTTATAGGATGGGCGCTAGAGAATGTTGTGCTACCCAAAGATGCAGTAATTAACGATGACAAAATAGGTTTGCTAAAGATACCACCATTAGGTACGGTGGTTAAGGACGTAGGTATACGAGTATCGGAAGATGAATTCTATGTCATGCGAGAACAGTAGTCACCCATTTACTCACGAAGTTTACCTAGATGACGAGCCGATCAAAAGATTTAGGTCGCTTCGTGAGGCTAAATGGTTTACAACCAACAAAGATAATGCTACGATAGTGAAACTAGCTATACCAACACCTAAGTCGGTGTTTGAAACTTTTGAGGAGGCGCCGTTCTAGTGACTATAATACAGCTATCATTTATCTCAGGCGTTATGTTGGGGATAGAGGTTCGCTTCATGGAGCCTAAAGCACCGTTCCACTACTCACTTGTAGTGGATTTACTAATAGTTAGATTAAACATACAGAAGTTAAAACATGTCGGATGATGCAGATTTAACCCAAGAACGCTTAGAGAAGGAAGAAGCGTTTAGACGTAAGTATAGACAAGAAGAAGCGCCTATCAAAGGCACGGGCTTCTGCTTAAATTGTGGTGAAGCAATACGTAAAGACTGGCGTTGGTGCAACGCTGAATGTCGTGACGATTACGAATACCGCTCGAAGTAGCATAAACAGGAGAGAGAAGTGGAGCTACAAATACCGAGTGTGGTCAAAGACCATAACTCAAAGACTGCTATAGTCTATAAACAAGGTAGGAAGTTTATCTACCTAATCCCGATGAAGTCAGGCAAGTTAACCGTCACGAAGTTAACGGAGTCTGAGTTCGTTAAAAAACAATATACTGTTCTCGATACCCCCGTAAGTTCAGCGTTGATCACCTACCTGCGTCATTCAGGTGGGCATACTACGTCTGCTAAACAAGCTTTAGAAAGCATAATGAAAGAGGTATGGGAATGAATCTAATTACAATCGATTTTGAGACATACTATGCGAAAGACTACGGACTTAAGAAATTCACCACGGAAGAGTACATTCGGGATGAACAGTTCGAAACTATCGGCGTCGCAGTTAAAGAAGGTGAAGGGGATACGCAATGGTTCTCAGGCAACTTCGAAGATACCAAGGCGTTCCTCAATAATTATGACTGGGCAAACTCTTTTGCACTTGGCCATAACATGCGCTTTGATGCTGCTATCCTTAGCTGGATTTTTGATATACATCCTCGTGGACTATTTGATACGATGAGTATGGGGCAGGTGCTACATGGGCTTACACAGTCTGTGTCACTTGCTAACCTATCAGACTTCTACGGCATTGGTGTTAAGGGTACAGAGGTGCTAGATGCGCTTGGTAAACACCGCCTAGACTTCACACCACAAGACCTACATCAGTATGGCAAGTATTGTATCAACGACGTTGACCTAACCTACGACTTGTTCTACAAGATGAAAGACCGCATCACTCCACAAGAGATGCGTCTGATTGATTTAACTATCAAGATGTTTTCAGAACCTAAACTTGTGCTGAGTAAGGGGCTGTTACTTCGCCATCTGCATGACGTACAAACAAAGAAAGCTGATCTATTATCGTCAGCCGCAGTTGATAAAGATGACCTCATGAGTAACCCTAAGTTTGCGGAGTTACTTAAACAACATGGCGTTGAGCCACCAATGAAGGTTAGCCACACAACAGGGAAGGAAACATATGCGTTTGCTAAGACTGATGAAGAGTTTAAGGCACTACTTGAGCACGAGAACCCCGTCATTCAGGTGCTTACTGCCGCGAGGTTGGGTAATAAGTCAACGTTGGAGGAAACGCGCACGAGTCAGTTTATTTCTATTGCTAATCGGGGCTTACTGCCTGTTCCTCTTAAGTATGCTGGTGCTACTGTGTCTCACCGTTGGTCGGGTGTTGATGGGATAAACCTGCAGAACCTACCTCGTACTTCACCCTTACGTAAAGCTATCTGTGCGCCTAAGGGTATGAAGTTAGTAGCCGCTGACTTAAGTAACATTGAGTTGCGCCTAGCCTATTGGTTCGCTAACTCAAAGGCAAAGATACAACAGATTAGAGATGGCATTGACTTGTACAAACAATCAGCCGCAGAGATTACTAATACACCTTATGACGAAGTTGATAAAGACTTACGGTTTATCTTTAAGGTAGTTAACTTATCAGGGATTTACGGTGTTGGCGCCGCTAAGATGCATAGCATCTTGAAACAAGGTGGTGTAGACAAAGGGCTAGATGAAGTTAAAAAGATTGTATATGCGTACCGAGATAGCAACCCTGAGTTAGTACAAGCGTGGACTGATGCAGGCACGATGCTAGAGTCAGTTCGGAATTGCAGCAACTATGCGATGGGTAATGGTGACATCATCACTAGCGGTTTGGATTGTATGATGAAGCCTAACGGTATGTCGCTTGGGCTACCAAACCTACGCAAGATACGTACAGAAGATGGTAGGGAGTCATGGGTGTACGACAAGTTGTTGGGTCGATCAATCATACCTGAATATATTCATCCGTCTAAAACCTTTCAGCGTTGCATTCAAAGTTTAGCTCGTGATATTATCGCAGAACAGCTTATTGCAGTAGCGAAGAAGTACGATGTTGTAATGACTATTCACGATGAGTTGGTGATGCTGTGCCCTGAGGATGACGTTGACGAGTGTGTCAAATATATTAGACATTGTATGACAACAGCACCTGCATGGTGTGCTGACTTACCATTGGGTTGTGAGGTTGGTGTTGGAGATAACTATGGCGAAGCCAAATAGTGTAGTTTACGAGAAGTGGATTAATGGGGAGAAGGTAACTATGGGTAGCGGAGCAGATAAAGAATGGGTCGAGGAAGTACAGGAAGCATACCCTGAATTTCAAATGACTAATGCACTAACCAAACAAGAAGGTGGCAACCATTACAAGGACATGAAGATACAGCCTGTTGAGTTTATTACAGCTAACAATCTTGGGTTCTTGGAAGGCAACGTGGTGAAGTATATCTGTAGGCATCATGCTAAGAACGGTGCTGAGGATATTAAGAAAGCAATTCACTATTGTGAGTTGCTATTACAAACTAAATATGGAGAGAGCAAATGAGTGAAGAAATTAAAGATTTAAGTAACGAAGAAATCCGCAAGGCTTTAACAGCAATGCACCACGGACTGATGGGTATGCAAGTTAGGCTTGATGACCACGAGAAGGTAATCGAAAAGCTATTGCTTGTGATGCAGGGCTTAACCGAAGGGCAAGTGCCAAAAGGTTTCAGGCAACCAAGTAACAAGGTGAACTAACATGAAAGAGAATAAAATTTTTTTAGATAAATGGATGTGGTGGACGGCAGGTGAGTGCGTTGTTGAAGTAAAAAGTATAGGCCACTTTCCTACGACTGCTATGGTTATCATGCCTAACGACAAAGAGATTGAAGTGGACATCAATGAACTGGCACGACATACCGACGATTAAAGACAGGGTGCCCCATCATAATGCTAAACTTACGCATGATCAGGTTAGAGAGATACGTAAGCAATTAGCCGATGGGGTGCAACCTAAGATAATAGCTATTGATTTTGGTATAAGTGGTACAACTGTTACTATGATTAAATATAGACAGGTTTATAGGAGGGTGTTATGACGTGGAATTATAGAGTAGTAAAATTTAAAGACGAGCCCGAATCATACAGTGAGTCAGGAGAATACTATGTAATCAAAGAAGTGTTTTATGATACTTTTGATAAGCCTGTGGGCTACAGCGATGCTGTCTGTGGCGCTGATACATATGAAGGTTTGTTTAAGTGCATGAGTATGATGCAAGCTGCCCATGCTAAACCTGTACTGAACGAAGAAGACTTTGGAGGTACATTATGAGCACCATTCAAGACTTAGAGCAAGAAGTGTTACGTTGCTGGGAAATAACACAAGACCTAAAGTTGTTAGCAGAAGTTGTTAATGATGGGTCAGACCACACAGAAACCGTGAAGGGTATTGCAGAAGTATATGAACTGCGGTTTGAAAAAGCGTGGAAGACCTACGAATATTTAGTAGATGAGTACTACAGTCTACGAAAAAGAAATGAAGCTCGCGATGTTAATTTTGATGATTGAGTATGTTCAATGCTACTGGCAGTCCTTCGCCTTAGGTATGATGGTAGCTTTTTTATGGCAACACTATAGGAGTAATCATGGCAAGTTACAACGACATTACAGGGGATAAAATTGCAACCCGAACAGTCACCAAAAAATACGGAGACAACTTCGACAACATCTTCCGCAAAGATAAAGTGGCCGAGGTTACACCTACCACCGATAAACCTGTGGAACCTGTCCAGTTGGAGTTGGCCTTCGGGGATGAAGAAGCAGAACGTCGAATGGACATCATCGGACAAAACGGAAACATCGGATACGAGGAAGTAAAATAATGGCTGGATTAAAGACATGGTCGTACTCGGCTGCTACAACTTTTGAAAAGTGCCCTAAACAGTACTACCATCTTTATGTAGCTAAAGATATTAAACAAGACCCAAACACAGAACACTTTCTGTATGGTAACGAAGTTCACAAAGCTGCGGAGTTGTACGTGCGTGACAACGTCCCATTACCTGAGAAGTTTAGTCAGTTTCAATCATCGCTTGACCGCTTGAAACAAATCCCAGGCAAGAAATATTGTGAACATAAGGTTGGATTAACACGTGATCTACAACCTACTGGTTTCTTTGCTGACGATGTTTGGTGGCGCGGTGCTATTGACTTGCTCATCGTGAACCCTGACACAAAGACCGCTACTGTTATTGACTACAAGACGGGTAAGTCAAGCCAGTATGCTGACACACGACAATTGTCCTTGCTCGGCGCAGCCGTGTTTAAGCATTTTCCTGAAGTTGAAGTAATCAAGTCAGGATTAGTGTTCTTAGTCAGCAAAGAAATCCTCAAAGAAGATTATAAGATGGACAACTTCGATGACATGATTGGTGAGTGGGACACATTAATTAAACGTATGGATGTAGCGTATGAGACGAATGTGTTTAATGCCGCACCTAACTTTGCATGTAAACGCTTCTGCCCCGTACAAAGTTGTCAGCACTGGGGTAAGTAATGAAACGTTGTTACCGTTGCAAAACTGAGAAACCGCTGACTGAATACAATAAGTGTTCAGCGCGTAAGGACGGTTATCACAACGAATGCAAAGTATGTGTGCATGATAGGTACAAGAAAGACCCTAACGGTGTTGAAAAACGTCAAGCAGCGGCTAATAAATGGAAGCAAGAAAATCCTAAAGGTTTATGGGTTCATTGGGCAGTACATCGTGCCAAAAGACGAGCCCGAGATAAAGGCATCCCTTTTAATTTAACTAGTAAAGACTTGACCCCCTTAGTACCTGATGCGTGTCCTGTGTTTGGAACTCCTTTTAGTTTTACAGGTAACGCTTCAGGAGGGGTAGATACTAGCCCATCAATAGATAGAATAGACCCAAAAAAGGGTTACGTTATTGAAAATATTGCTATAATATCCGTAAAAGCCAATTCAATTAAAAACGCTTACTCTGCGGCTGAACTTATGCAGGTGGCGTTGTGGTTAAACGAGATAGAACATGACAAAACCTAGAGATTACGTTAAAGAAAACGAATACAAGAAGCAGCCTGATCAAATCGCTAAGCGCGTTGCACGTAACAAAGCAAGACGTGAAGCCATTCGTGATGGGCGTGTACAGAAGGGTGATGGTAAAGAGATTGACCATATCATCCCGCTATCTAAAGGCGGTAGTAATACAAAAGCTAACACACGTGTTAGAACAAAAAGTCAGAACAGCAGCTTCAGCCGTAACTCTGACAACAGCGTTAAGAAGAACACACCAAAGAAAAAATGATTGTGTCATGCAAGGCATGAGTGCATAATAACCATGTCAATTAATAGTACGCCGCCCTTTCAAGCAAATCAAGGTGTACGTATTGATCGAGTAACCCACGTCACGGGTTAAACGAGCTGACCCGCTTCCTCCTCTCTCCGTGGTCAGCTCGTTTTCTTTTACTTTTCCCAAAAATCATGTATACTAAGTAACCCGCATCTTAAACACTAGATAAGTGATGTATACATGGAAATCTATAAAGACAAAGCCCTACTAGTCAACACACGCCGTCCCGAGCTAATTCTCGAGAAGGTGCCCCAAAGTAAAGTAGTCAAAGACCTTGGTGATGGCATCACTCAAGTAGCTGTTAAGTGGGAGCTTGATGAAGTATTGGCCTTATCCGCCATGCGTATCAAGAACGCACCAGCTCCGATAAGTAGAGATTATCAATGGCCCGGTATCCATAAGCCATTCGATCACCAGCGCACAACGGCTCAATTCCTAGCTGCTAACCCACGTTCTTACTGCCTATCTGAAGCAGGTACAGGTAAGACCTCGGCTGTCATTTGGGCTGCCGACTATCTGATGAATCAAGGCAAAATTAAACGTATGCTAGTGGTATGCCCACTATCTATTATGCAAGCAGCTTGGCAATCAGACTTCTTCAAGACAGCAATGCATCGGACAGTAGCAGTCGCACATGGTGTAGCCGCTAAGCGCAAACAGATTGTTAGCGGTAAGGCTGAGGTAGTCATCATTAACTACGATGGCATTGAGATTGTAGAAGACGAGATTAAGAAGGGTGGCTTTGACCTGATCGTAGTTGACGAAGCTAACTATGTTAAGACAGTTACAACTCGTCGATGGAAAGCACTCAATCGCATACTTGAACCTGACACATGGCTATGGATGATGACAGGTACGCCAGCTTCACAATCACCAGCCGATGCTTATGGGTTAGCTAAGCTAGTCAACCCTGCATCCGTGCCTAAATACGCAGGCACCTTCAAAGACATGGTGATGCAGAAGGTTAGCCAGTTCCGCTGGATACCCCGCTTCAATGCACAGGACATTGTGTTCAAGACGTTACAACCTGCCATCCGCTATACCAAAGCAGACTGTCTAGACTTACCTGACGTTCTTTACACTACCCGTGAAGTTCCCCTGACAGCACAGCAAGATAAGTATTACAAGAAGCTCAAGAAAGAGTTCTTCATTGAAGCCGCTGGTGAGGACGTTACCGCAGTCAATGCAGGTGTTATGCTCACGAAGTTGTTACAGGTATCTAGTGGTGCTATATACGCTGACTCAGGCGAGATTATTGAGTTTGACATGAGTAACCGCATGACTGCGCTTAAAGAGATTATCAGTGAAGCCAGTCACAAAGTTCTCATCTTCTGCCCGTTTAGACATAGTATCGAGAAGATTATGTCAGAGTTAAACATGGACAAGATCAGCTGTGAAGCCATTCATGGTGACATCAACATGACGAAGCGCACGGAGATATTCAAGAACTTCCAAGAGAAACCTGACCCACATGTGCTAGTCATTCAACCACAAGCGGCATCTCATGGCGTTACGTTACACGCTGCGAACGTAGTTGTATTTTGGAGCCCAGTGATGTCGGTTGAAACATACATACAATGTTGTGCACGTGTTGATCGTGCGGGTCAAAGAAACCCGATGACCGTAGTACACCTACAAGGCTCCCCCGTTGAAAAGAAAATTTACGAGATGCTGCAAAATAAAATTGATACGCATACCAAGCTGGTTGATTTGTACCGTGAAGAAATTGAAGCTTGACAAAGTAAATAGATGTGCTAAACTGTTAGTTCTAGTCAGTTAAGGAGGGAATCATGGAGCTAGATGAAGTCAACCTTGAGAAGCTAATGCAAGCTGATATTAACATGCGAGAAAAGATTGCAGAGTTAGAGAGTCAGATCAGTGATATTAAGCAGAAGCGTGATCAAGTTCAGTTTGCTTTACATGAAGCATGCAAGCAGCTAAATGTAAGCAGTCTTAAAACAAATGTAGGTACGTTGATACGTTCAGTTAAAACGTCCTATGTAACAAACAATTGGCCTGCCTTATACGCGTTTATGAAAGAGCACGATGTACCTGAGTTCTTACATAAGCGACTATCAAGCACCAACATTAAAGAATTTTTAGATGCTAACCCTGACAAATGTCCAGCAGGTTTATCGCCTATGAATGAGTATGTAATTTCAGTCCGTAAAAATAAGGAGCGTTCAGAATGAGTACCGATTTAGATATTTTCCAACAAGGTGGCGCAGTAGCAACACGTAACCGTCGTGATGATGGCTTTACTAACACCATTGGCTCAACCATTACTTCACGTAGTATCAGCATCGTTAACAACAAGTTCCGTTTGATGGTGAACGGTAAAGAGATTAGCAAAACAGACCAAGGCCATATTGATGTAGTGATTGTTAACGCTGCACCTGATGTTAACCGTATGTTCTATGGAGACCAATACGACCCTAAAGCAACTAAGCGTACCCCGCCTAAATGCTGGAGCCATGATAGCCAAGTACCTGATATGAACTCACGTGAGCGTCAATCAGATAAATGCGCTACCTGCCCACAAAATATACAAGGTTCAGGCCCAGGCAAAACTAAGGCTTGCCGTTTCCACCGCTACATTGCAGTAGTATTGGCTGATGATTTGAATGGTGATATATACCGCGTTAAGTTGTCTGCAACGTCTGTGTTCGGTGAAGGTACAGATGCTCGACGTCCTTTCAATGCGTATCGTGACTATCTAGTTGCTAACAATGAAGGTTTGGGTTCAGTCGTATCACGCATCACAGCTGGTGAAGATACATCTAACATGGGCTTCAAAGCTATCGCTCGTTTAACCGATGAAGAGATGGATATTTGCGCTGCGAAACGTCAGACAGAAGAGGCAGTACGTGCAATTACATTGTCAGTTGCAACAGACAAGCATGATGAAGACGGCAACGAGTTTGCTCCAACAACACCAGCTCCACGTCCTGCTACACGTCAACCAATCGTTGAAGAACCTGAAGATGAGCCTATCCCTGAGCCAGTTAAACGTTCAGCGACAGAAGCTAAACCTGCTCCAGCTCCTCAACCAGCACCAACTAAAGTCGACTCAGGTGATGTAAGCCTTGACGATTTGGTTGCTGATTGGACTTAAGGAGTATGCCATGAGAGGATACTCACAAAGTATCGTCGAAGCTAATCAGAACGCTAAGGAAGGGCTTGGCGTTCTATTAGGGGCGGTACTAATAGCTAAGAAGTACCCAGTAAGTTTGGCAGCTAAAGAACTTGAAGTTTCGAGGCAGACGGTCTATGATTGGATTTCGGGCAAAGCAATACCATTCAAATCAAAAACCGAAAGTATCGCAAAGATGATAGATCGGTTAGCGTCCGAGTAGAGTTTTGGGGGAAAGTGCAACAATATACTGTGCTCACTTATATTAACTGCGTTAGTACCCCATCCATTTTCAACATTGTGAGAGAACAATGCAAACATCAGAATTTTTACGGCACATTTGGCCGTCACAAGGCGTCTATTGCATCGTTGGGAAAGACCAACAAAACAATATATCACCAAAATTTGTAAACACTATTGAAGACGCTGCTGAAGTAGCTGATAGATTAGCTAAAGATAAGTACGATGTTTACTTTGCTTGTTCTAGCTATACCAATCCAACAGAACGCACAAAGAATAATGCCAAAGAAGTGAAGGCATTATGGCTAGATATTGATTGTGGCTTTGATGAGAAGAAGAATAAATACAAAGACTACAAGACCAAAGACGCAGCACTTATCGCACTGCGCAAGTTCACCGATGAGCTACGATTACCTGAACCAACAATCGTAGACTCAGGCCGCGGCGTCCATTGCTATTGGACATTTACTGAACCTGTACCTAAAGAAGTATGGCACCCAGTGGCAGAAGGTTTGAAGTTCGCGTGTGTCAAGCATGAATTACACGCTGACGGTGCATGCACGGCGGATGCTGCACGTATCCTTCGCGTACCTAATACAAAGAACTTTAAGGATATTAAGAACCCTCAAGCGGTAGTTGTACTAGTTGAAGGTGAGCCTACATCGTTTGATGAAATAGCAGCATTGATACCTGTGCATCTAGGTGGTGAACGAGTTAAGACAAAGCAACCAATTAACGAAGCCACGAAGTCTCTCTTAGATAACAATGTTTCACGCTTTAAAAAGATCGTGACTCGTACTAACGCTGGTGATGGATGTGAACAGATTAAACACATCATTATGAAACAGAAAGAGATTGACGAACCCCTATGGCGTTCAGGATTATCAATCGCTGCATTCTGTGAAGATCATGATAAAGCGATACATATAATCTCATCAGCACACCCTGACTATTCGGCTTCAGCGACAGAAGCTAAAGCTGCGGCTATTCCAGCACCACACACTTGCAAGCAATTTGAAGGGCTACGTCCTGAAGGATGTGTTAAGTGCAAATTCAAAGGTAGCATTACATCACCTATTCAACTAGGCAAGATTGTAGCTAAGTCACGAGGTGCAGATAATATCATCCAAGCAAAGAGTGAAGAGCTTGGCGAGGTTATAGCATTTCAAATCCCTGAATATCCATACCCATACTTCCGAGGTAAGAACGGTGGTATCTACCGCGCTATGCCTGATGATGACGATGATGGTATGAAAATCTATGACTATGATTTCTATCTAGTCGACCGCTTAAATGATCCCGCTATTGGTGATTGCGCATGGTTCAAACTACATCTACCGCAAGATGGCGTACGTGAGTTTATTGCACCTGTTGCCCACCTCATGAGCACTGATAAAGCTCGTGACATTGTGAACAATATTGGTATCTTTGAACGTGGTAAACCATTAGAGGCCATCATTGATTATATGAGAACTTCTTTGATGGAGAGACAGCGCAGTAAGAAAGCTGCCCACATGCACAAACAGTTTGGCTGGAACGAAGCTAAGAACAAGATTATTGTCGGCAATCGTGAAATCTCTGCGTTCGGTATTACGTATGTACCTGTGTCAGAAGAACTTAGCCAAGTTACCCCTACGCTTACGAAGAAAGGTTCGTATGATGAGTGGAAGAAGGCTATCTCGTTCTATGAACGTCCAGGACTTGAACTTCGTGCATTTGGTTTCTTCTGCGGCTTTGGCTCATTGCTTATGCCTATGTTTGACTCTAAAGAAAAGTCAGCAGTCATTAACTTGTACAACCCTGAAGCGGGTCAAGGTAAGACCGCCGTGCTACAGATGATGACAAGTATCTATGGCAATCCTGATCTAGAGTCTAAGCTAATTAACGTTTGGGGTGATACCGAGAACTCAATCATTAACCGTTTTGGCTACATGAAGAACTTGCCAGCCGCTGTAGATGAGATGACGGATGTAACACCTGACGAACTACATCGCTTCTTGAAGTTCTTGTCATCTGGTCGTGGTAAGAACCGTCTGGGTAATGGTGCAAACAAAGAGCGTGATAACACCACTGTGTTTAACCTTATCTGCGTAGTATCAAGTAACACTGACTTCCGTACTGTAATGTTCTCTAAGAAAGCTAAGGCGAGTGGTGAGATGGCTCGGTTTATTCAGCTACGTATTGAGAAAGCACAAGAGATGTCTAAAGCTGAGGTTGATGAGTTACTCAGTAAAATCTTTGATAACTATGGTCATGCAGGGGAAGAATACGCACAGTACATTATTCAGAATTATGATAAGGTTAAAAAAGAACTGCATGAAATGCAGATCAAGCTAGATACTTTACTAGGGTTTAAAGGTGAAGATCGTAAGTTTTCAACTAACTTAGCAGCTGTATTCTTAGGTGCAATCATTGCTAAGCGTTTGGGTATACACAACATTAATATTCAATCAGTACTTAAAGCTGTGTCTAAAGAATTTAACGCGTTCCGTGATGTAATTGCAGAGAACAACTTTGATGCGATGGAAACACTAGGTAACTTCTTGGATGAGAACTTGGCACGTAACACATTAGTGATTAACAACAAGATTGATGCACGTACTGGGTTTGGTGATGCACCGATTATTAAACCATCAAATGACCTGCGTGTTAGATATGAACCTGATGTTAAAACGCTATATATCCCTTGCAGTATTATCAAGACTTATTTAAACTCCGTGCAAGTCGAGTACAATGATTTTGTTAAAGGACTGAAAGATAACAATTTATTACGCGGCGAAACAGGAACTAACAAGGTAATGCACAAAGGGCTTGAGATGAGTGGCCCAGCAGTTAGATGCTTATGGATTGATAGTTCTAAATTTGACGTGAACGTACAATTGGACTTGCCACAAAGTGTTAACTAATGGAACCGATTATCAGATAGACTGGCCTGACTTTAAACCAGGCTCGTCTATCTTTATACCTGCCGTAGATATTGAAGCAGCCATTAATGCCATCAAACGTGAAGCTACTCGACTAGAGTTTCAATACGTCCACAAGATTGTTGTGGAAGACGGCATCAAGGGCGTTCGTGTTTGGCGTCTTTAGTCAGCGTATCTAGTTACGTCGCGAATATCACTTTCTCGCTTCTCGTAACGAACACCTGACTCTGCTCGTTGTTGCTTATCTTTCTTACGTTGCGCTATCGAGCGTTTAAATGATTCACCTGTAATGCGACGTGAAGGGTGCTCAATATTAAACTCTCTAGCTTGCTCAAGCGCTTCTGACGCATCTTCACCATTAAGTCTAGCTGATGCTACCTCTTTGATAATGCGATTACGTCTATCATCAATGGCTTGAGAGATTCTCTCTTTGGTATACATTGCTTGGTAATACTCAGATTCTTTGCTTGGTGTGAAGCCCAATGCTTTAATCGCTTGATCCCATGCATCAAACTCTTCTGCTTCAATAGCCACGTTGCCTGATCTTGTTGTTAGACCTTCGCTACCTAAACGTTCAGCTTTAATAAGTGAAGATACGAATTTAGGGAATGCTTTTTCCAGCATTTTTTGATAATCGCCTTCAAGACCTAAAATTACAGCATCACCAAAACGAGATACCATACTTACAGGTGCACCGCCTAAGTTGTACATGAACTCAGTTACAGCGTCTTTACCTGTTGCTGCATCAGTAATCGCACTAGATCTCATCATAGGGAATGGTAAGAACAAGTTCTCCATGCTCATGCTGCCCGAATCTATGCCAAGCATTGCAGGTAAACCTTTCCAGAATACACGAGCTGTTTCAGGGCCTACAGAGTCAGCTAACGCATTACGTAGTTGAGTTTCTAAGTCACCTTCTTTGTCATCATCGTCACCAAAGGCGCCCATCAAGAATAGTAATGGAGCTGCTACCGGCACACCACGTACACCAGCCATGAGCAACTGAGTACCCATGAGGTAGAAGAACGCCTTCTTAGCTTCTTTGTCACCGCCCCAAGCATTCTTGAAGTTACGTGCAAGTAAGTACACCATACCTTGTTGGTATTTGCGGAACTGCATAGGGATACGGTTCATACCGCCCATATGCCCTTGCTTCATGAAGTAAGCCGCGTTGGTATCGCTGTAGTCTAGTTGTGTCAATTCAATCGCATCACGTGCTGCTTTTGCCGCACCTTCATCAGAACTGCCTTTACCTTTTTCTAGACGGTACGCAGCAAGTGCTGAACTCAAACGGTTCATAAGCTCGATGTTGTGTGATGACCAGTTGAACATGTTCCAGAACTTAATCATCTTAGGGCTCATGCCTTTAGTGTAGACTTCTGTGTCCATGTTATTGGCAATATCTAGCTTACCTAAGTCCTGAAGCATCTGCACCATCTTAAGCTCGCCACCTGAGAATGAGTTGCTCAAGTCTGTATCTTTCAAGCTAAAGAACTTACCGTTACGACCACCTTTAACAGCCTTAGACGCGTCTTTCCATGCGTTGATTACGGCTTTACTTGTTTTAGCTGCACCGTAACGACCTGCTAATTGCGGTATTGTAATCATGAATGGCTGCGTCATGTTCTGTAACAAGTACGACGGAGCAATACCTAAGTGGTAGATAGAACTGATGCCGGTTAACTTATTTAGAATCGGATGGTTGTCATAGCGCATATCTAAGTTCATACGTGCACGGACGTTATTGTAAACATCACGTAACTGCATATCATTCTTAGATTGGTTACGCATATCGATCAATGATTTAGATAGCGGTTTCATGTAACCCATTCTTGATAGGTAGTGTGAATCACGCTCCATTGTCTCAGCAAACGCTTGCAACATGTTTTCTGTAGCACCAGCAATATTACGACGTTTAATTTGACGTTGTAACGCTGAGTTCTCAGGTAGTCCTGCAAGAACACTATCAATCATAGCCTGACGAAGTTGACGCATTTGCGCTGGGTCAACATCAAGGTCAATCTCACGATCAAAAATCTTTTCAAGCTGGTCAATCGCACCAAATGAGTTAGCACGGATGTTACTCATGTAATCTTCGGACTTAGTCTCACGAATGTTCATGCCTGTATTTTTAAGACGATTGGCTTCACGTGCTTGCTCTGAACGCTTCTCGAATGCATGGACTTGATAGTGATCGTCACTTTGCTCCATTTGACGAAGCATCTCAATCATACGTTTACGCTCAGTACCTTCAGCATTAGCTAGGTCTTCACGAAGTGAACGAAGTTCATCTGATTCAGCAACGACCAAGTATTCCCCAAAACGCATCAATGGGAAGTAAGGTCCACGCATTTCATTTAGTAATAATTCGTGCTCTTGAATCGCTTTCTCTACCCGTGCATTTATCTTGGCAGCTTCTTCAGGTGTAGCTTCTGCAAGGTCTTCAGCGTAAGCTCCGCGTACCATGTCGTTATAGGTTGTACGGCGCAAGTTAAAGTTTTCTTGCAAGAGTGCTCTAGCTCTTTGATAGATTTGTTTAGCTTCTGGTGAGAGAGCGTTATAAGCGTTAGATAGCTGTTCATAGGTATCCGCCATGTCTTCAGTCACGTGAGCATTTGCTTCCGATCCAATCTCTTCATCAGGATGGATGCGTGAACGTGTAGCATCTAGCATTAACTTGCCAAGCTTTTTGTGCATGACAGGATTCTTGAATGAGAACGCACCCCATTCAGATAGTAAACTTTGTGCCTTGTTCTTCAAGCGTTGCTGAGTCATCGTCATCTTATCGTTGAGCTCAGAGTATTGTTGCAACGCGGGCATCTCAGCACCGAACTGGTCAACTAGCTGATACATAGACAATAGCTTAGGTGTAATCGCACGTACTGCAGCACCTAAGTTTAGACGTGCATCTTTAACACGTGGTGACACTAAGTCACGGAATATGTTATCGCCTGTTGGTTCGGTAGAAGTCGCACTGAGTCTTGGCTCGGCTTCAACCTTTGCAGGACCTTTGTCCATTGTCTTTTTAGCTGAACCGTACACGAAGTCCACTAAGTCTTGTACTGTAGGAGTAGCAGCTGGTTTATTAAATACCTCTCGTGCAACATCCATAAAACGTTGTGCTAACTGTTTGACCATAGCCACTACGCCATTAGCAGGGATATTCTTCGCACGAAGTGCAGCTGTTGGAGTTACGCCAGCATTTGCAGCTTCTTCTACTGCATAAGCAACTAGTTCTTCATTAGATACTTCTTTAGCCGCTTCCATACGTCGTTGTACTGCATCAGAAACTGTACGCTCAAGACTACCTTCTTTAGCTGTAGCCCATCTATTTACTTTATTAGCAACGGTATTAATGTCATTTTTTGACATACCGCGATGGACGCCAACTTCGTGCATAAACACGGAACGTTCTGTGCCTGGTTTAATACGATCAGCAATTAAATATGCTTTGCCTTTGTGTGTAAATGCTTGGATGACCCCTGGAGTAATACCCCTATTACGTGCTTCACGCCCAATAACACTTTTAACATCGGCAGGTAATTCGGCAACTGATGGTACAACTTCCATAGCTGGTGCCGCCTCTTCAGGCGAAATTGCCCAATCTTTTAGAGATTCGTTAACAGCATCAACTGTAGTGCCGGCACCTTGTTCAACACGTTGAGACATATCCACATCAGGCGCTTCTTCAAACTCTTTAGCTGCCTGTAGACCTTCACGTTCTGCTTCAGGCAATACCTCAGCTTCACGGAAGCCACCTTGTTCTTCTTTAGCTGCAGCTAGGTTAGCTTCTTTCTCTGCTTTACGAGCAGCTTCTTCTTCTAAACGTTGCTCAATCAAACGTTGCTGACGTTCTCCTGCAGTCATGCGCGGTGCTTGGATAACTTCTTGTGTTTGTGGAGCTTGTGCTTCTAGTGGAGCTGTGACCTCATCCGCTCCGACTTCAGCTGTTCCAACATCAGTTCCAACCCCAGCCATTCGATCTCCGACAGGCTCTCCAGTTCTTCCGGAAAGTTCTGCAGTGTCGGTTCCTCCAAATAAATCAGCGCTTTCTCCAACTGGTCTACTGTCAACGGTTCTGAGCTCATCTGCTTGTTCCTTTGCTAAACGCTGATCCATAAATTGTTTGAATTTAGTAACAGCTTCTTCTTGTTCTTTAGTTTTAATCTTTTCTTGATTGTTCTCAATGATCTGGTCAAAACGCTTTACTTGCTCTTGTGGAGTTAGTTCAGGGTTATTTAACGTTTCCATCGCTTTGTATGCAAGGGAGTTCTTTTTAAACCCAAAAGATTTAATCGTATCATCATTTAATGAAGGTGTAACTTCTTCTGCAACAGGTGCAGCTTCTACAGCCTCAGGCATCCCTGTAAATAAATCCCCTTGTGGAGATTCAGCTGTACGTTTTGCAGCTACTTCTTCAACTGTCGTTTCTGGTGCTAGGTCTAGCTCCATTTGCTCAGTTAAAGGTTTACGAAGTTCAGCTTCACGAGCAGCTAACGCCTGCTCTTCCGCACGAAGTCTAGCTTGTTGACTAGCTTGAGCTGTTGCCGCAATACCAGCAATTCGTGCACGTTCTTGAGCAATGGCAGCTAACTCCAAGTCACGTGCTTGTTCTTGTTCAGATAGTTTGCCACGAGCTTGACCACGAGTAACGATGTTACCTACGCCGCCCATACCAGCACCTAGAACACCAGCAGCTGCGGCAACTTCACCGTATTCACGGTATGCGTCTTCGCTAGTTAGGTCAAGACCTGCCTGCCTACGTTCAAGAATTTGTTGCGCTACTTCGGTAGGCATTTCAGAGATAGCACCCCGACCAGCACCACGAGCTAATGTACCTGTTAATGAGCGCTCAGCAGTTCTTAATAGTTGTTGTTCTGACACATTGGCAATGGGGCGACCTACTACTTTAGCGACTAACCCTGTTCCCAACGTGAACATAGTTGCCGCTGTGTCTAATGATGCTTGACCTAGTGCTGTTTGATATACTTCAGGAGTAACTAGAGGACCGGGTGTCTTTTCTTCAATACGACGCTCAATGTTAGTGCCTGCAAATTGAGGTAACCCTCCGGCAATACCGCCAACAATAGCACCTAGTGGTACTGTAACAGGAGCATAAGGACCACCCATAGCACCAATACGAGCGCCAGTAGCTGAACCTGCAATAACAGGTGCCATAAATGGGAGTGATCTACTTAAAGCATCACGTGCTGCTTTATATGTAGTACCAGCAGCCGCGCCTAGACCTTCTTTTTCGTAGGCTTCAGGAATAGCAGAGAATGGAGTATAGGCCACATTGCGTTCTTCAGCAGCCGCTTTTTGTGCAGCATAGCCAGAACGAATGTCTTCTTCAGATTGGAATGGTGCCGTAACACCACGAGCAGTAGCTTGGGCAGCGCCAATAACACCTTCTTTTAGGCCTGGTAAAAAGCCTTCTTTTTGAGCTGCTTTTGGTGCAGTTACTGTTGGGGTGCTGAGGTGTGAAATGATTTCAAAATCGTCGTAGCCGGCTTTTCTAGCCCCAGACACATCAAATTTCTTATTCTTACCTAAATAGTCAGCAATTTCAGATGGAGAGTACCCAGCTGCTAGAGCTCCTTCGTAATCAAAGGCCATGTACTACTCCTGACTTATTTTAAATTGAACGAATCTAGCGGTGCTTTTTTACCACCAGCAGCTGGCGCATTACCACTAGGATTCATAGCTAATGAATATAAAGCATTATACGCTGTATCGAACTTACGTTGCAATCCTGCAATTTTAGTAGGATCAGGATTAGCTAAACCTTGTTCAGTTTTTATTAGATCATTAATCTCGTTTAATGCTGTTTTCAATGAGTCACGTTTATTTTGTAGTTCGTAACGAAGACCTTGACTTTCAGCAGATGCAATCTGCTTATCAATACGTTTATCCATGAGCCCAATCTCACGGTCTTTCTGAGCGTACTCAAGATCAAATTTCTTAGCATCAAAGGTGCCCTTAGCAATAGCGGCTTCACGATCAGCTTTATAGCCAAGTTTAGCTTGTTTAACTGTATCGTTATGAGCCTTAGCACGTTCTTCTGATTGTAAACCGTATGTAGCTGCAGCAACTTGTTCTGCACGTTCAGCTTGTGAGATTTTACTTGCAATATCAAAGCGACGTTCTTCTGCTTTAACCATGCGGTCTTTAGCATCAATAAAGGATTTAATACCTTGTTTGCCGCCTTCAGCGATGTTTTGTAAGGCAAACTGTGACTTGCCAGAGGCAATGCCTAAGCCTGCTTCAGCTAAAGCCATCCATGGTGATTGAGCTTCATCTTGAGCTGCTCGTGCTTCCATTTTACGCAGACGCTCTTGCATAGCTTCGCGACCTTTATCTGGCCCAATCAACTCAGCGTATTTGTCCATGTTTTCACGTGCCCCAGTTTCAGGGCGCATTAGACCTTCATACTCACCACTAATATCAGTAGGAGCTTTGTATAGTGAGCCAATACCTGCAGGAGTTACTGCTCTTGGGGCAGCCCCTACGCCTGGTGCACCCTCCGCTGCAGCTTTTGGACCGTATTTCTGCTTCAATATTGCTGCTTGACGCTCAGCAATCTCTACTGGATTAGTGTTAGGGGCATAAGGTCTGAATCCTGTATCCTTAGGCACTGCTTTACTAGCGAACTGAGGTGCAACACTAGGATTAGCATTCAAGTATTCTTGACGTTTTTTAAGTTGAGCTTCACCTTCAGCTTTATATGCTGCATCGGCATCAGGTTTTGGAATATCTCTTGAATGTGCGTAGCGTTTACCGGTTTTTGGATCAGTTCCTGGAAGATTCCCATACGTATAATCACGCACTAATTCAAGACCTTTATCACCCATTACATATGCTGGAGCAAATAAAGTTTTTAATGCATCCCCACCATACTGAAAAATCTTACTATTGCGAGCAGCATCTGCATATGCAAGATCACGTTCGGACATACCTGGCGCATCAATTGGATACCCGCGGTAACCAGGATCATAGTCACCAATACCTACACCACCACCGCCTTCAAACGCTACAATACCACCAGCTGCCATTGATTGTTCATTGAACATATCTTCACGTACCGGTAGTTGTGCAATTCCAGGTGCTGCTTGTGCTACTTGTTGTGCTGCAACTGTTTGTGTTGGAGCTGCTTGCTGTGGCTGCGCAGATTTACGAATCTCTTTGCGGCGGTTTAGCTCAGCTAATGCTAAATAAGATGGTACTTGACCATCCGGATTCTGCACATAACTGATTAAGGCTTGATCAGGAACATGTTGTAATTGCGCTTGTAATTTATTAATGTTCATCTTTTATCCTTAACCTAGTGCCTTAGCTAAACCTAACCCAGCTAACCCTAAACCTGCGATTTGCGATGTAGCTGAAGGTGTTGGCGAATATTGAACTTGAGTTGAACCCAATGCACCTGCATTACCACGAAGAACATCACTGTAGAATTGCAATTGTTGTTTGGAGTAGTTTTGCTGAGCCATCTTGTTTTGGTAGTCGATGTCTGCTTGTTTTTGTGCAAGTGCTTGTTGTTCTGTACCTGTGGCACCTTGAGCAGTAAGTCTTGCCAAGTCTGCTTGTTGTTGCTCTGTACCTAGTGCACCAAGCGCTTTAGATGTATCAATGCCACCTTGCATGCCTGCTAGTCCTAATTGTGAACCTAGTGTAGCTGCATATTGTTGTGCTTGTTGTTGACGTTGTTGGTCAGCATTAAACTGTTGTTGTGCATTTTGGTACGCATCAGCAGATCCACGGTATTGGATGTCAGCTAGTTGCTGATTTAGACCACGACCTTGTTCAGCTTGTAATAAGGCTTGACGTGCGCCACCAAAAGTACCACGACCGATTGAACCCAATGCACCTGCATTTTTGTCCATCTGACCTTTTTGCATAGCTTCACGTAACGCAGTGTTAGTTACGTTTTGTTGGTATGGGTTCATGTACTGGGATGCTTGAGCAGAACCGAAGGTACCTGCAGATTGTGGGTTGTACATAAACGCTTGGCCTAAACCTTGAAGCGCAGTACCGTAACCGAGTTGCTGACCTGCAGATAAACCAGCCGTTGACTGGCCAAATTGACCTGGACGGGTCATACCAGCTACTTGTTGTTGTGTTTGTGTCTGTAATGGGTTAAAACCCGCAACTGTTTGTTGAGGGATAGCTGAGCTTGGCTTCATACCGGTTACATTACCGGATGAGTCCGTAGTAAATACTTCTTTACCTGTTTGCTTTAATAGCTCTTGGTAGTAAGGCTGTGCATATTCAGGTAAGTTGGTTGAGTATGATGTAGACGTTTGGTTGCCACCGCCACCGCCACCACTATCTCCCCAGAACGTAAACTGGTCAACCATAAACCATTTAATTGCTTTTAATATACTCATAACTTTTTCTCCACTACTTGTCTAACGGTAGTAAATCCTGACTTCTGTTTATATAATCGTGCTTGTGCATCATGCACCACGGCTTTTACTTTACTTGCGCCTTGTTGGCGGGCCCAATCTTCTACCTGAGCGAAGGTTTCTTGGTTTACAACACCCTTACCACCTAATGCATTAATAAACATTACACGAGTGTTTGGATAATTAACTAATTCGACTACCATAGCACCTGTAATTTCTGCGTCATCAACTGCAACAAATAATGTTTGCAGTCCGCGAGTAAGGGCATATTTTAATTGGTCTATAGTACAATCGCCTGTACTTGAATCAAGCGATGCCTGTAAATAATGTTCTACTTTATCCCATACTTGATACACAAAGTCAGGTGCCACTACTTGAACTTGATTCATTATGCAGGCATGAACTTGTTAGGGTTGATTTGTTTGCCTTGCTTCTTTGTACCGGTACGAGCTTTACGTACTTTATCTAGCATACCGTATAAACGTTGTGAACCTGCTTTAGTTGAACCATTGCCTAGATGTGAAACCACATCAGCTGGAATAACAAATTCACCATCTGCTAAACGAGCTGGTTGCTTACCCTCTATTGTAGCAGGAATACTGTCTGACATACCATCACCAGGGCCATCTAAGTAACCGCCTTTAGCATATGAAGGCATACCACCTTTAGTCATTGCCTGTAGGCGACCTAAACCGTAACCATCTTGTGAAAGCGTAGGGGCAGGGCTATTGTCTTGAGGTTCATACAAACTAGTCAAACCGCCTTCAGCGTATTGCTTGTTTAGGTTTAGCGCTGCTAATTTATCATAGCCTGTTGATGCTGTTTTTGCTGTTGGTGCTGTCATTGCGGTTAGTAGTTTACTAGGCATAGGTACACTTCCATACATCCCTATATTAGTAGATTTTAATGGCCCTAATATATCTTGCAAGCTACCTAATCCACGACCTTGTGATGCTTTAGCTAACGCGTCAGCTTGTCTAGCGGCTTCAATTTGTTCTGCAGTTGCAAACAACCCTAACTTGGTACCGCCTGGGGTTACTTCATATTGACCAGCACCTTCCATAGCACCAAGACCACCGCCAGGTAAGCCTACAGGGTCTAATGACAATTCTTTGTTTGCATCACCGCCATCAGCAAAAGACACTGGGCCACCGTTAGCATACAAACGTAGACCTGAATCACCACCTAAGTTTAACGTAGCGTATGGGTCATATTTATCTTTGTTGCTTCTAGGGATTGGATTGCCGTAGAGGTCTGATGGTTCTAACCCACCTAAAGCAGCACCAGCTAAAGGCATACCCACACCCATTTTATTTTGACTGATAAAGCCTAAAGGATCAGCTGATACATTACCCATTGCATTTGTTAACTTGCTAGCATCTGATGTAAACATACTTGGTGCTTGGTAACCCCCTGCCCCTTGAGCAGCACCGGGAATGGCGTTAAAGTTTGGAGCGTAATTTCCATAAGCTGTTGCAGCAGTGTTGTCTAGCATTGAACCATAAGTAGCTTGATTGCCACCTAATGCTGCTGTTTGAGCACTACCACCAGCAGGTGTAAACATGCTGATTTGCTGTTGCATGTATGGGTCCATTACTCCACCAGCTTGACTAACGGCTTGTTGCACAGCTTGTGGTGTTGCAGCAGTTCCTGTTGCTCCTGCTCCTACTGTTTTTGCAGCAGGTGTAAACGCATTAGCGGCAGTGAATAGTTGAGAACCACCATAACCACCAAGACCGCCCATCAAAGCACCAGTTAACGGATCTTTACTTGTTAACGCGCCTGTACCAGCACCAGCTAAAATACCAGCCATCATTGGGGACAACGCACCGCCTGTCATGCCTGATGCCGCGAAGCCAGCAATAGTAGGAAGCAATGATTTAAAGAACCCACCCAAGCTAAACGCTTCAGGTAGACCTGTATCTGGGTTGACTGTAAGTGATGTGCCTTGTGATTTAGCTAAAGCTTGAAGGCCGGCAACCTCATGTGGCTGCATATGAACAAGCGTTGAGTCACCGTTGCGACCTAGCTGAGCGATACCTTGAGCGATTTGACGTGTTGCCATTTTTAATCCTTACTTATTTTCTTGAATAATATCATATTTATTATGCTGATACATAGCTAATTGATAGCGCTGCCGAGGCTCCGTCAGGTTCTGGGCCAATGCCGCCAGCAGGGGTTGGGGTAATAGATACATCAGTATCAGATGTAGTCCACATAATTTGCCAAGAATCCCCGTTTTCTTCGTCTACCATGATAGTGCAGTTTGCTGCAGTGATAGCGCCATCACCTAAAAGTGTGTAGTACCTAGTCGTTCCTGGGAAGTCAATGACCCCATAGTTAATGCTATTTAACCTAAACCACACTGCAACCGTTGCTGGGCCAGATGTAGCCTTATAGAAGTTGATAGTGTATGCAAAGTTGTAGTAGTGTGAGTTTGGTACCACAATTTTAGATGCGTCTGTTGGGTCTAGGTACGGCAGTGAGTCGTTAGGACCTGCATAGTAACTTGGTAAGTATGGACTATCAAAAGTAATCGGGTACGCTACCGCAGGTGACGCCGCTGTCTGTGGGTTAGTATCAAGTACAGCTAGGAACGGAAAGTTAATAAACTGCCCGATGTTTGGGTCAATTACGTACTTAAACAGTTTGTCTAGTTGGTTGAAATATAAACGCAAAACATTGGTGAGCATATTCCCGTACTCTGAAGAATACTGAATAGGAGGGATAGGTAAGTTAGGCGCTTTAGGCGCTTTGATATTAGCAATGTTAAAATTAGCCACGTTTACCATCCTCTCTTGCATCAGCGCGCGGCATACCAAGTTGCCACTGCGTTCCCACTGTGTCTGAAGATATTCTGAAATTCATTTGACGACCGCGAGCCCGGATAAACACTTGGTCTGTGTACTGGTCAATGGTTGCAGTAGTAACAATATCTCGATTGTTTGGGACGCCAGATGCATTAGATGTAGAAGAAGTTGCGCCTGGGAAGTTACGGACCCCAACTGTAATCTCAACTTGTGGAGTAACGCCTGTTGCAGTAGTAGAGCCGTTAAAGTTAACGTCAGGAATAACTCTACGAACAAGCATAAACTTATCGCCGTCTGCAATATCAACGTCCGCTGATTGAATGTACGCAGTGATTGGTAATGAAGGTGCGCCTAATGGTTGCCCATCGTCTACACCGTTCTCGTGGTAATATAGCCAGCCACTTTGTAACGCTGTAGGATACTCAGTAACACCCGCATCCATCCAAGCTGTGCGTTCGATATTGCCGTAATACCAAAGGTTTTCACTATAGTTGTAAATAACATACCGATTGACTTCATTAGAGGAAGACGAGCAATAGAACCAAACAATCTCGTTAAACTGTACGTTACTTCCAGCAAAGAAAATCTCACCTTGTGAGCGGTTGATGTCTTCAAAAATATACTGACGTAATGTACAAGGTAATGTATCCACGCGACCAGAATAAGTATAGAACTTATCGTTACCCATCCAGTATGTAATATTGTTTGCGCCAACAGCAACGTTAGGACCAAGAATCGTAGTATGCGCAGATAAAGCTTGTAAGCCAAAAACCTCGGCAGTGCCTAAGAACTGTAATGAGTTTAACGATGTATCAGTCCACACCAATGTTTCTTGACGCGTGTTGATAGAAGTAATAATTCTAGACCCTGTCTGAATACGTAAGAACCCTGCGGTGTTAGTTAGCTCAGGCTTCCAGTTTAGTGGGTCAGGGCCAATATCAGCGTCAACGTTAGACCAGCGTATCATCAATGGATCGTAATATCCTAGGTAATCTGGTGATGTTGCTGTTGGGTCATAAGTAGTGCAGCCCATAGCAAGTAAATAACCTTGTGAGGTAAAGTGAATTTTAGTTACTTGTTGAGGTACAGCTACTGCTCCAACTTGCTCTGATAATAATTCAGCGCGAACAATACTTGTTGCACTATAAGGCCAGTAATAAATGTTACTTGCTTGCACATTAAAAATTAAATCGTTATTAAAGTTGTCTTGGAATATTAATGCGGCAGGTAAATAAACAGGGGTAGAATACCCTGAACTCCAAGGGCCACGACTCCAAGGTCCTACACCCCAACCATAACCTGCAGTGACGTTAGCATTGCCAATATTCCATTGAAACTCTGCTGTGATTGCTGTACCGCCGCCCGCTGCTACCGTTGATGTCGCCGCAGTGGTTACCGTGATTTCAAAAGTGTTATTAGTTGTGTTAGCAATCTTAAATTCTTGGTTAAACTCAGCTGCAGGGACGCCGCCAATAGGACCTACCACCCCACTGAAAGTTACATAGTCACCATCTTCAGCCCCGTGAGCCGTAAGTGTAACTACTACTGTAGTTGAGGTATCAGTAGTAGCAAAGCAGTCATCTGTTGATGGAGTTGAGCTATGTGTGTAGGTTGCACGAATTGGGGTGATGTCGTATAAGTTACCACCTGTTGAGATGTACATTTTCTCGTTAGTGCCAATACCAATAGGTAAACCACCATCCGTTGTAGTCCAAGGAAATACAGACCTAGCAGAACCTACATACTGGTCGTTAGTACCTACAATCCAGCCACCAAGTTTTTCAGGAAAGCCTGAGCGAAAGCGTACCTTATCCATATCATACCAACCGCCTTCAGAAGCGTAGTTAGTCTGATCTTTGTTAATGCCTGGTTTAAATACTAATTTGGATAGGGCCATAAATACCTTCTATTTTTTATTCTTTACATAGAACAAACTGCGCTCACCGAATAGGTAGAACCCAATAACAGATGCAAAGTTAGATACTTGTTCGTTTACTGCACCCCCACCAACTAAGGCAAGGTAAGCCCAAGTAGATAAAACGATAATACCAATTACAGGGCGCATCAAACGGATAATAGCTTCAACCCAAGGATAACTTGCGTTACCACCGCCAGCTTCATTCATCGTCTTGAAAAACTCAAGGTCAATCTCTTTCATCTTCGCATACTGCTCAATAGTCGCAGGTTTAAATTCTTGCGGAGCAATAAAACGATTGATAAGCGACTTACCTAAGTCTACTGCTACTGGGCCTAAAGCCGCTAGGATTGTAATTGGATCCATTATAGTGTCTTTCCTGATTGAAAATCTGATAATGTTAAGCCGCCTGTGTATTGGCAGTGTGGGTACTCTTTAAACTTAGTCCAGCGTCCGGCCCATTCTAGGCCAATACCTTCAGCAATCTCACCACATTTAACCCATAGGGCGTCGTCATTCCAAACTGCTTTTCCACCCACAATAGGGACGAAGTCAAAAGCCACACGCCAATTATGAAAAGACTGACCAGCTTTAGCATTAGTTACCTTCTTTCCTGGTAATGTGCGACCTTGTGCATACAGTGCATTTTGGCTTTCCGCATCACGATAGGTTGATGTAATGATAATATCAATATTGTTTTTCTTACAGCTATTAATAAACTCACTGCACATAGCAGCAACTTTAGGATTTAAGTCTGATAGGCTTCTTGAGTTAATCATTATCTAAGTTCCGTCCATAACATCCCACCTACAAAACGGATAGGGTCTAACTGATATGTCGCTCCAGGCGGGACAATAAAAGTAAGATTGTGAATATCATTACCTGAGCCGCCACTTTGACCTGTTTGAGCGATAGTTACGCCACTAACAACCGCTTGTAACCCTGCGTCACTTGCATAGTGTGTGCCAGAAACCATAATTGGTTTACCAGTGCTGTTAGTATATGACGTGTTCCAAGCACGACTGCCTGTAACGTTTTGCCAAGTTTGATTTACACCGATACCCGCATTTAAACTATTAGCTGTGCCTGATGCATTAGTTAAATCAATAGCGGATGGTGTGCCGAGGTTAGGAGTTGTTAGCGTTGGGCTTGATGCTAATACTACAGCTCCTGATCCAGTAGAAGTCGTACCCCCCGTACCCCCTGAAGCTACGGGTAAAGCAGAAGAAAGCCCACTAATGGCTACCCCCGCAATAGTACCCCCAGTAATAGCTACGTTGTTTGCATTCTGAGTAGACATTGTACCCAACGAGCCTGTCGCGGTAGTTACCGCTGAATTAACATATGCCGTGGTTGCTACTTTAGTTGAGTTGTCCCCAGCTGTTTGAGTTGCAGCTGTTGTTGCAGTATTAATAGTGCCGTTTAAATCACCTGAGAATGTATTAGCAGCAACAATGTTAGCACCAAAGCTACCTGTGCCATCCCGAAGGACAAGTGTATTTGCAGTGTTGATAGACGATGAAGCCCTACCTACTAGCTTAAAGTCTAATAGAACAGTGTCAAAATACGCTAAATATATCTCACCTGTTGGCACCGTTAATCCTGTAGAGGTAGAAGTCTTTAACACAATGGCAGCATCCGAGCCATTTGCAACTACATAGATTTTACTGCGGGCTGGGGCAATCACATTTCGAGAAACGCCTGGTGTACCTGTAATGCGTAGTGCCGCGCAACGAGCTTGGTCAGCTGAACCATCAAAATTAGTTAGGGTTACATTTGCAGAAGTTACGTCAACCGCAGCACTACCAGCAATAGCATCTTCAATCAATGTGCCTAAGTTAGTATTAGTTGTTGTACCCCAAGTGTTGTTCTGGTCGCCAATACCAATCAGTTCAATCTTTAATAGCGGTGAAAAAGTACTTGCCATAATTTATCCTTAAGACTTCATGATGTAGCAAAGTGCATAGTATGGTGGTAGGTTAGCGTTTGTTCCGCTTGAGCCTGTTGAGTTAACTGTTGTGCCAACTGATATACCTGTTGTTGCACTGTTTGTCGGCGATGGACTTCTACCTGTTGTCCAACCTGTTGCTGCTGATACCGGAGCTCCCCCATTATCTGGGCCTGCCTGCGCTGAACCTAAGTTCTGTAATCCGTGAGCATGCCCTGGGTCTGTTACTGAGTTAGTTGCACTATGGCTGTGTGAAACCACAATAGAATCTGCTGAACCGCCTGTGCCATTTACTAGGTATGTTCCCCCTGCTCCAACAATAAAACGATCTCGTAAATCAGGTGTACCTAGCGTACCATCACATAGTTTCCAGCCTGTAGGAATAGTCCCAGTTGACCCAGACCACAACATAATGATACCAGCAGGTAATATGCCTCGCACAAAAGCTGTTGTTGCTACCGCTGTTGAGTTATCTGTTAATGCTTGCGTTGCAGCTGTTGGGGCTGAGGCTGTTAGGTTGCCGTTTAAGTCACCCGTTACGTTGCCTGATAGAGGGCCTGAAAATGTAGCACTAATAACCCCAGCAGCGAAGTTACCTGAACCATCACGTAGTACCAATGTGTTTGGCGTATTAGCAGTAGCTGAAGCTTTCCCAACTAATTTAAAATCAACTACGCCGACTGTTGGGTCAAAATAAATTAAGTATGTGTTATCCACTGGAACCGCAATCCCTGTAGATGTTGAAGTTTTAATCGTAACAACTGAATCTGAACCATTTGATACTACATAGATATGGCTTCTAGCAGGGGCAATGATGCTACGCGCTGTGCCTGGGGTGCCGACTACTTTAATTGCTGCACAACGCGCTTGGTCTGAAGTACCGTTAAAATTGGTAAGGGTTACGTCGCCTGAAGTTACATCAATAGTCGTAGTACCGGCAATGGCTTGCTCAATCAGAGTGCCTAAGTTTGTGTTCGTGGTTGTACCCCAGGTATTATTCTGGTCGCCAACGCCTATCAGTTCAATCTTTAGTAGAGGTGAAAAAGTACTTGCCATTGTATGCCCTTTAGTTTAGGTGATTTTACACTAATTATCCCTGAAAGTCGTCAACATCAACCCAATTAGGTACTTGCCCATCATTCACCGCAGTCCACGTCACTGTCTGCGAGTCGTTAATATTTGTCCAGCTTGGTGTTTGTGAATCATTGATTTTAATCCAGCCGCGTGGGAACTGATTGTCTAGTAGTGCAAAGGTCTCAATGATTGATGCTTGGAACTGTGCCGCTATGCTAGGTGTGTCTGCTACACCAATGTTTTCTTCGATAGACTGTAAGAACCCTGCAATGGTTGTATTAGCATCGGCTACGTTTAGGTTTTCTGTAACTGTGTCAAAAAATGCATTAACAATAACTGATATGTCTGCAAGCGTGACGTCTTCTGTAACGCTTTGAGTGAAGTTAGCCAGTATAGCTATAGCATCGCGTGGCCTTAAGTTCTCTGTAATGCTTGTTGCAAACTGCGCTGTTATTGCACGTGTGTCGTTTACGTTGACGTTCTCAGTGATTCTTTGTAGTAACGCTGCGGTTACTAAATTAAAGTCTGCCATTGTGAATGGCTCAACCCGTGTTTCAAGCGCAGCAAAGTAAGACACAGGAGTGTCGGCAACGGTCATAGGCTCTGTTCTTGACTCTGCAAAGTTCGCTGAGATTGACGGCGTATCGTTTAGTGTTACGTTTTCGGTTTGGCTTGATGCAAACTGCGCGCTGATTGTTGGTGTATCAGCCATTGTAATGAATTCATTTACTAGCGCAAAGAAAGAACCGTCAGTTGCATCAATATCATCTAAAACAATGTTCTCTGATAGAGACTGTGTGAATGTAAAAGCCTGTGTGTTAGCGTCGTCCAGCCCGATACCTTCAGACAATAAAAGATTAATTGTCGTTGAAGCAAGGCTTGCAAAGGGTACTTGAGCAAATGCGCTAATTCCGAACATTAGATTCCTTGGTTTTCTTGTGCTTCAAATTCTGCTTGTGCTTGCGCCATTACATCTAATTCTGTTTGCGTAAGATTACGAATTTTCCAATTCGTTTTCCAAACGCCGTTTTCTTGAATGGGAATAACACAATCAATTATTTGTTTTGCAATATCATATTCAGGGACTGGAGTTTGTTCAACTTCTGCGTATGTTTCAGGGCATACAAACTGCCCTTCTAATTCAGGATGGTCTAGCCAAATATCGCCAATATGCCTTGGAAATTCTAATGTTGCCAATTTTATATAATTCATATATATCTTTCTATATTGTTGTTTGTGTCATAACTTCCGAACCATTAGTAACAGTTATTGTATTAGCGGAATTAGTCAATACTGTAGAACCGTATCCTGTATAAGGACTGGCTGTATATGATGAAGACCCCCCATCTGTTTGTGTTCCTACGCTGTAAGTGAAAGTAACTTCATTTATAGGTCCGTATGTACCAAGTTTAGAACCATCAGAAGGCAATTTCATTATGTACTGTCTAGTTACAAATGTAGTTGTGTCAAGCACATATATTGAAACGTATAAATTGCCACTATTATCCACAGCTAATCTTCCTCGATAAGATGAGGTAGTATTGGAAACTGAAAGTGCAAAAGAAGCTGATGGAGTTATATTTCTTTGCCAAATTAAAGTTCCTGATGAGTTCCATTTAAACAAAATAAGATAATTATTTCCAGTCGAACCCTGAACTAAACCGTAGTAATTTCCACTTGAATCAAAAGCTACCCCACAAGGACCAGATGCCACCAAATAGCCAAAACCCGATATAATAATATTGCTTGTGCGAATAAAACTACCATTGCTAGTATTAAATAAAGAACAAGCAAGCATTCCTTGCACAGTTCCCCAACCAATAGCGATTGTCCCTGATGAATTCATATTTAGATTATTTGCCCCTGCTGTTAATGTTGTTCCATTTGCGGGGGTAATAGTAAAATAATTCAGTGTTCCCGTTGGGGAAATACTTGCACATAATAAACTTCTTCGAGTAGCCCCTTGTGCGCCTATAAGGATTGCATTTCCAGCAGAATCCAAACCTGCGTAGGTAAAATTAGCGTTAGTCAAACTCCAGGATGCTATAGCACCATAAGACGAATTATAAACAGTTGCGCCCCCACTTCTTGAAGACAATATATTCCCATTTGCAAATGTTACAAAGCCATTGCAACCACCAGTATCATTTCCGTTTCTAGATTGAATAATATTGCCATTTGAATCTAACGAAATCATACCGCTTAAATTAGTTGTTCCAGTAACATTCGTTAACCCAGTAAAATTATAATACCCGTTTGGATTTAGTTCTATAGGACCAATTGGCGCACATGCGCCATTTGTGCCTGAACCTTGATATAATTTACTCCATATAGTTGAACCTGTAGGGGAAAATTTAACAAGATGTGCGGAACGTGGATTAGTTGTTCCTGAAGTTGCCGAAACTCCGTATATGTTATAACTTGAATCAATGCTTATAAAATACCCATTAAGATTTCTAGGTCCTGTAATAGCACCAATCCAATAAGAAGCATTGGACTTACCCCAAAAATTAGTAGGCATTGTAATTTGCCCTGATGCCACGCCAGCAAGCGTTCTTACCGTAGTGTCATTTAGGCTTATCATGGTCAGCCCTGTTCCGCCCAATTCAACCTCAATTGATTGACCTGTGGTTGTTCCACCTAAACTAATTGGTCCTGATGAATTAAGTGCCATGATTATGGTGTTCCGTAAGCAGTTATGTTAGCTAAAGCAATTAAATTGCCTGATGAATCTAAAGACGCTACGTTAGTACCATTGTATTTAAAATATAGTTTTGTCCCACTAGGCGTTACGCTCCATCCACCTGAGTTCGTAATGCTTGTAGCGGCACCTGACGTATTACCTGTACCGCCGTTAGCCGCGGGAACTACGCCTGTTAACCCTGTAGCAGCGTCAAGCTGACCTGATGAGTTTATTTTTGGAGTTAGTATTCCGACATTATTTGCTTGTGACATTTTTAGTATTTACCTTCTGCGAATATGTTTACGAATACAGTGTTGTCTTCTAATGCCTCAATCTCATGCCATTCATTAGCTACTAGATTAAAAGCACCTGAATCTTTTGTTGCAATTACTTCTTTGCCTTCTTTACGAATTGCTATAGAACCTGAGTGGCAGATTGTTGCGTGGCTGTATGTATGACTGTGACTAGGCAACCCCTCACCCTTGTTGGCGTGGTACACGTTGTTTTGTGTTGTCTCATACGTAAAGGTGTGTTGAGGGGATATACGTTGTGTCATAGCTCTGTAATGCCAGTTGTCACTGGTTGATCTAATTTAACTTCCGTTGTAATTGAAATAGGTCTTACTATTTCAGGAAAGTCTTTAAAAGTATTATCTAACGGGTCAAACCATTTTTTGTCCGCAACAACATCATCAGGACATTCAATCCATTCATGGTCAATAGTAGAAGTATAAGGAATAGCGTCAACAATTTCAGCTACCCTATATCCTTGTTCTCTTAATTCATTTTTGCAAACTAAAGCATATTTCATATTAAATTCCTTTATTACCAAAACTATTAGTATTCAAATATTACTACACCAACCCCACCCGCAATACCAACGTTGTTACTAGCAGAAATTCTTCCAGTGGCTCCAGCGCCCAATACAGATGCCGATGGAGTAAAAGCTGTACTAGTACTGATACTGTTTTGGTAAGGTGAGTTTAATAATGAAGCTCCACCAAGTCCAGGTGTTAAATAGGATACAGTTGAAAAACTAGGACAAGCGCCAAAGTTAACATTCACATAAGAAACCGTGTTTCCAGCGTTTCCTCCACAACCACCATAACTATTTACATCTCCGTTAGAACCTAATCCTCCATTTCCCCCACTTTGCCAATCATTAAGAGGGGCTCCTGTTCCACCTGCGCCCCCAGTGGCTGAAATTGTAGTAATTGTTTGTGTGCCAGAAGCTACTGACGATGTTCCGCCTGTTCCGCCTGTAGTGTAACTACCGCCTGACGCTGCACCTGCAGTGCCAGCCGCACCCACAGTGACAGATAGAGTGTTTCCTGGAGTTAATCCAGTTAGGTATTTAATGGCACAACCTCCAGCCCCACCGCCTGAAGATGTATTTGCAGCTCCCGTTCCGCCAGAGCCGCCGCCGCCGCCAATAACTGTAATTTTAAGAGCTGTTTTTCCCGTAGGTATTGTAAAAGTAAATGAACCTGCAGTAGTATATACTGTTTGACCACCAAGACCACCACCGCCCGATGGAGTAGCACTTGTCCAAGTGGTGCCATTGGATGTTAGTACATTACCTGACGTGCCTGGAGCTACTACTTGAACTGCTGATGTGCCATTACCCAAGAGTACGTTATTGGCTGTTAGGGTTGTTGCACCTGTACCGCCATTAGCTACGTTCAATGTTCCAGCTAGTGTTACAATGCCATTTGTTGGAGATGATGGGGTTAAACCCGTTGTACCACCGCTAAATGTTGATACTGTATTAGCAATTGATATTGTTGTAAAAGCAACTACTTGAATTAAGTCACCAGCCACTGCACCTGTAGCTAATACAATTGTTGTGCCAGTTGATGCTGTAAAGTCTGTGGAACCTAATTTAATACCATTACGGTAAACCCCTTCAACTGCGCCAGGTGTGTATGTTAGTGAAAATGTTACTTGACCTGTTGTTGCTGTAAACTCGGTAATGTTAAGTGTTGAGCCACTAGCAATACTTGCCCAAGATGCATTAGTGCCATCAGTAGTTAGATATTTACCTGAGTTAGATGTTTGACTTGGAGCTAATGCATTGAATGCAGCGTTTGCTGTTGTTTGGCCTGTACCACCGCTTGCTATAGGTAAAGCATTAGCTAGTTGAAGCCCTGTACTTGTGAGCTGCATCTTCCAAGCGCCTTTGGCTTGGTTAAACCCACCGACGTACCATTGATGTGAGTTAGCTGTCCCTGTTGAATCTGTCGCGTAAACTAAGTTACCCGTAGTGCCTGAGCCTGAAGCGGCTGAACCAAATAAGTATGATTCATTAGGGCCTGTCACTGAATAGGATGCGTCGGCATATGTCTGACTTGTAAACCCCATATCGACAAAGCCCGTTACGCCATCGCTGTTATTTGCGTAGGCTACTAAGTCTGCTGAAGCACTAGTCCCATTTGTGGCGTTATATACATAGGTCTGAACAAAGTTATTTGCTGAGCTACTAAACGCTGTAATCGGGTTTGTTATCCCGCCAAGAGGAGTTGTACCACCAACAACTAGGTATGTACCGTTAAACTGTAATGATGCACTAGATTGAAGCGCCGCTGTTGTATCGCCATATGGGATATACCCTGAAGCAAATGATGTTTGGCCTGTGCCGCCTGATGGAACTGGAAGTGTACCTGATGTTAGTGTAGAACTAGAGGACGCGTATACCGCGCCACCACTTGTGTATGATGTAAGTCCTGTACCACCATAGCCTGTAGCAATTGTACCGCCTTGCCAAGTACCACCAGAGATAACTGTAGTATCTAAATATAGTGAGTTTGTACCCCAGTTAACCGCCGCTGGAATAAATGAATATGCACCCCAAGTACCTGCTGTGGTAGCAATACTTACTGCACCTTTTTGTGTAATACCGCCTGGAGGAACAACCTCAACTACCGCCGATGCATTATCAATAACTGTTAAATTGCCTGATGAGTTATTAATAAAAAGAAAGCTCTGACCTAATAGTAATGTTGTAGCGTCAGGCAGCTGAAATGTATGTGTAGTTGCCCCAACTAGAATTTGATTTCTTGCAGAGGCTACGGTTAAAACTGTGGTCCCCGCGGAGGCTGTTATTATCGCTGAGTTAGGTACAAAGTTGTTAAACGTAACGTTGGCATTAGAGTCTCGAAGAACTACTGAGTTAGCACCGCTTGAAGCTGTAACGCCTGTACCACCATAAGCCACACCGACTGTTGAGCCGTTCCAAGTGCCTGATGCGACTGTGCCAAGAGGACTTACATTGCCTGATGCATCTAGATTAACTGACTTGCTTGATGGGTAGGTAACAAAGACATTGACCGCACCTGTAAAGGTAACAGCGGAGCCTGCATTGCTTGATTGTAGAATGGTAGTGCGTGTTAGGGTAGGACCTGTTGTACTATAAGTACCTAGCCCTGTTTCCCAATTGCCTGAAGCATCTGTACCTTCATAGAAGGTAGTATTCCCATTGCCAATGGC